GATGGTACTTTACCTATGAGGTTTGACTATGATATTATTTTCAATCCACACGAAACGGACATTGACAAACAAGAGTTTATAGATTATATTGGAGATATATTAATAGAACAATTAGAAAGACAACTTAATAATGGCACCGCTATCCTTGAATAGTAATAATGAACGAATAGAAATTACGATACTAAGAAACCTTATTTTCAATGAGGAGTTTACTCGTAAAGCATTACCTTTTGTAAATGAAATTTATTTTACAAAAAGAGAAGAAAAGATTTTATTCCAAGAGATTAATACCTTTGTTGAGAAGTATAAAAATTTACCTACAAAAGAAACTTTACTTATTGAATTAGGTTATCGTAAAGATATAAATGATGAAGAAGTCAAATCAGTAAAAGAATTATTATCTACATTAATTCCTGAAGAAGTTGAACAACAATGGTTGTTAGATACAACTGAAAAGTTTTGTAAAGATCGTGCTGTTCACAATGCAGTATTAGAAGGTATTAAAATTTTAGATGGTAAAGATCAAAAGAGAACACAAGAGGCAATACCTAGTATTCTTGCAGACGCATTAGCAGTTAGTTTTGATAATCATATCGGACACGATTACATAGGTGACGCTGAAGATAGATTTAAATGGTATCATACTAAAGAGAAAAAGTATCAATTTGATTTATCTTACTTTAATAAGATTACAAAAGGTGGTGTGCCAAGTAAAACTTTAAACATTGCTCTTGCAGGTACAGGTGTTGGTAAATCTTTGTTTATGTGTCATTGTGCTAGTGCTTATCTATCACAAGGTTTAAATGTATTGTATATCACTTTAGAAATGGCAGAGGAACGAATTGCAGAAAGAATTGACGCAAACTTATTAGATACAACGATAGATGATTTACACGCATTACCAAAAGACTTGTATGATTCTAAAATATTAAAAGTAAAAAACAAAACAAACGGTCAATTAATTATTAAAGAATATCCAACGGCGTCTGCTCATAGTGGTCACTTTAGAAGTTTATTAAATGAACTTGCATTAAAGAAATCATTTAGACCAGATGTATTGTTTATTGACTATTTAAATATCTGTGCTAGTGCTAGATTTAAAGGTGGTAACATATCATCTTATTTTTATATTAAGGCAATCGCCGAAGAATTAAGAGGTCTTGCTGTTGAGTTTAATGTGCCAATCTTTAGTGCAACACAAACAACAAGAACTGGTTTTGTATCAACTGATATTGGTTTAGAAGATACTTCCGAAAGTTTTGGTCTGCCTGCAACTGCTGACTTTATGTTTGCTCTAATGTCAAATGAAGAATTAGAACAACTAGGTCAAATGAAAGTCAAACAATTAAAGAACAGATATAATGATCCTGCAATGAACAGATCATTTATTGTAGGTGTAGATAGGGCAAAAATGAAACTATATGATGTAGAAAATACAGCACAAAACATAGTAGATAGAGGAAAGGATCCAGAAATCAAAGAAGACCCTTATGATAAGTTTTCTGATTTTAAAATATAATGACAAAGAAACAAAAAGTACGATTTCATAAAGGCGATAGACGACCAAGACACGATACAGATTATGAAACATTATCGTACAATGTAAAGATGAAAAAACGTGGTCGTAAAATACTATGGACGGTAATAGAGCAACCTACAAATAAAACTATTGCGGAATTCTTCTTTGAAGAAGACGCACAGAAAACAGCAGACTTTCAAAACAAACACCGTGTATGGCAACCTAATGGTGGCATACCTACATTTCTTTATATCCGTGCATAAATAGTCCTATGGGACTCTCAAATACAGAATTTGCTAAAAAAGCAAGCAAAGGACCTTACGCAGGAAAGGCAAGAAAAGATATTGCAAATATTAAAATTAAAAATAGAAAACCTTTTACAATAGAAAAAACCGGAGAAAAAATAATAGGTTTAAAAGTATCAGGTAATAATTTAATTTATAAAGTAAAAAATTCAGAAAAAACAATACCCTTTTCTAACATACAAAAAGACGAAGATTTTGGTGGACAACCTGCTAAAAAAGGATCAGGTTCTTCAACAACAATAAGTGGTAAAATTGTAGAAGTTTTATCTGAAGCATTTTTTTGTATATATTGTGCTATGAAGTCAGCAGGTACTTTAAGTAAATATGATAAAGATAAAACCTATGAAGATTGGGACGATATTCAAAGTGCTAAAGATATATCTAGTTTTGCCTCTACTTATAAAATTTCAAAATATGTAGACCAAGAATTAAAATCATCTGTATTTAATCAATATAAAAAATTTGCTAACGCTTTTCTAGTAGATAAAGAATGGCACGCTAGACTTATGGCACAAGTAAATGTGATGTATTCTAATTATCCTATACCAAATAAATCATTTACATTTTTGAGAGCAGATAATATGAAAAGATCAATGGATCCATATAAGACTTTTGAGGTTGTTGCACAACAAATTAAATCAAAAGTAGGATTTAGTAAAGCAGTTGATAAAGATAAATGGAATCCTGCTGATGTTTGGTTTTTTACATCTAATGCTGAAAATACATTGACAAAGGAATTAAGAGAATTAGAAAGTAAAATTAATAAAAATCCTGCAAACGCAGTAGATCAATTAAATAATTTAAATCAATTAATTTACAAACTATTTGAAAAAAAAGAATTGTATCCTATATCTTTAAAAGCACCAGCAGGTACATCTGCTAGAATAACTGCTGTAAATGAAGATGGAGATATAGAACAATTAGTAAAATTTGATAGGATAGATTTAGGACAAGGGAATTTAGATGTAAAAATAAGATTTGATTTAATTTATCAAAAAAAGAAAACTAAAAAACTTGTAAAAAAAATGACAGGTTATTTAAAAAGTAAAACTGACACAGGTGGATTTAGATTAGAATTAGAGTTTCCAGGATCAGGTGCTAGATTTGGTACTTTAGGTACGGAAAATTATCAATATATAATTTATAATACTGATAAATCTGGTATTAATGCTTTACAAAGAATTAGAAAAGAAAGTAATACATTTCAACAAATACCTGAAAAATATAAACCAGGCACAGGAGAATTAGATTGGTTGGGTGCAAGTGGATATCAAAAATTATCAAAAGAAAAAGGTAGTAGAGATTACCTAGAAGGATATTTACAGACCTTATTTACTAAAATTAATAATGAAAAATTTAGATTAGGTCAACCACCAGAAAAAAATGTATTAAATAAAACAATTGCTTCTGAAATAGCAATTGCAATAAATGAAATTAAAAATAAAATAGCAAGAGAAATTACAGTAGAAAATATCTATAATCTTGCCGTATCACAAGGATTTAGGGTAGGTATTTCAAAAGAACAACTAAAAGCAAGAGGTGAAAAATCTATTGTAGATAAAACAGTTGCCGACACACTTTTTGACAGTTGTTTTCACTTAAAAGTTTACTAATAAACTTGACAAATCTTATAAATAGTGATATAATTTAGTTGATTTATATGGAAAAAGTGATTATAGTTATGGGAACAATGAGAGAGAAATGTTTAGTTTTAAAGGTTTTATTACAAGCGATAAGAACACACATTTAGAACATTTAGAAGATGATATAATAAATCGTGGTTCAGATGGTGGTCGAAACGCAGTTAATTTTTTAAAGTCAGTTAGAAATATGCTAGCTGGTTCTGCTAGTGGACGTATCAATATGTCTGTTAAGTGGGACGGTGCACCTGCTGTTATTGCAGGTATCAATCCAGAAAACGGCAAATTCTTTGTCGGTACAAAATCAGTATTCAACGTAACACCTAAAATCAATTATACATCTGGCGATATTGCTAGAAATCATAGTGGTCCTGTTGCAGATAAATTACGAGTATGTTTAAATGAATTAAAAAGATTAGGTATTAAAGGTATCTATCAAGGTGATTTATTATTCACAAAAGGTGATTTAAAATCTGCTGCTATAGACGGTGAAAAAATGATTACGTTTACACCAAACACTATTACATATGCAGTACCAGTTAACTCATCTATCGGTAAAAGAATTGCAAGAGCAAGATTAGGAATTGTATTTCATACTTACTATACAGGTAAAGATATGAAATCATTATCAGCAGGATTTGGAACCGTATCAGGCAAATCAGGTTCATCTGCTGTATTTTTAGCAAGTGCAGGTTATACTGATACATCTGGTTCATCTACATTTACATCTTCCGAGTTATCATCATTTGACGCATTGATTAGAATGGCAGAAGGTTCTTTATCAAAGGCGGCACCTTTGTTAGATACTATGAAATCAAACGATAGTTTATCAGTAGGGTTTAGATTAAAGACATTTTTTAATTACTATATTAGAAATAGTAAAGGTAACTCTATGGCAAAAGTTAAAACTTTACAAGATATGTTTAGAGAATATTACGAACAGATTTTAAGAACAGAAATTATGGCAAGAAAAACTGAAAGTGGAAAACAAAAGTATAGAGATATAATGAAAACAGGTTTAAGTTTTATAGATAAAAATAGAAGTGCTTTATATTTTGCAATTGCTTCACACGTAAGTTTAGGTAACGCAAAGAATTTTTTAATTCAAAAACTATCTCAAATACAAAGTATAGGACATTTTATTAGAACACCAAACGGTTATCGTGTAACTAATCCAGAAGGATTTGTTGCAGTTGATAAAAAAGCAGGTGCAGTTAAACTTGTAGATAGATTAGAATTTAGTAGAGCAAACTTTACTATTGCAAAAGATTGGGTTAAAGGTTAATGGCAACAGGATATTTAACAGAACAAAATTATCAAATTGCAAGAGGACTTGTAAGAGGCGCTTCAAGCATACACAAATTTGGTGCAGTACCTCAATTGTCTATTAACACAACAGGTACTTGTTGGGATAAAAATGATACTTTATATCCTTGGTCAGCATTAACAAGTGCAAGTGTATTAACAGCACAGGCCGTTAACGCAAGTGATGACGGAAAGATTTTAACAATTTTAGGATTGGATTCAAACTATAATGAAATATCAGATACAATTACATTGTCAAGTAGTGGTACAGCAAGTACAACAAAACAATTTTTAAGAGTGTATAGAGGTTATATTTCAACAGGTGCAAACAATGTTGGTGCAATTGATGTAAGAATAGGTGCAAATACCGTGTTGTATATTAATGTGGGTTTAGCACAAACTTTAATGATGATTTATACCGTACCTGCTGGTAAAGATTTATTATTATTAAAAGGTGCTTGTACATCTCAAGCAGGTGCTGACGCTTCAGGTTTCTTTTATGTAAGATTTTTTGACCAAACAGCATTTAGAATACAACACACTTTTGAAGTTTCAGGTTCAGATGGTTATGAATATAAATTTGAAGTGCCATTTAGAGTGCCAGAAAAATCAGATATAGATTTTAGATTAACAACAAGAAGTAATAACGGTAGATATACAGCAGCCTTTGATGGTCTGTTAGTAGATGTTCCGAGAACAATGCAGGTTTAATAAATGAAAAAAACTTTAGACGAAATCAGACAATATATAAACGAGGGTGTTTATGATCCTGGTATATTCAAAGCATTTTTTCTTGCAGGTGGTCCTGGTTCAGGTAAAACTTTTGTAACTGCTACTGCTTTTGGTGGAACAGGTTTAAAAGTAGTAAATTCTGATAGATCATTTGAAAGAGGTTTGAAACAAGCAAACTTATCTCTTAAAATGCCAGATGAAGAAGAATACTTTAGAAACATTATTAGACAAAAAGCAAAAACGACTACCGCTTCAGCATTAGATACTTACATACAAGGTAGATTGGGATTAGTTATAGACGCAACAGGCAGAGATTTACAATTAGTACAAAGTCAAGTTGCATTATTAAGACATATCGGATATGATTGTTATATGGTATTTGTTAATACAAGTTTAGATGTTGCATTAGAAAGAAATAAAACTAGACCAAGATCAATACCAGAATATATTGTAAAAAAGAATTGGGAAGGTGTACAGGCAAATATAGGTTCATTTCAAAGATTGTTTAGTCCTAATAAAATGTTAATTGTCGATAACAATAGAAGTGAACAAGAATTAGTTACACAAACTTTAAATACTGCTTCTCGTTTTATTAGAAGTAGATTAAGAACTAAACCAGAAAGTGGTATAGCAATGAGTTGGATTAAAAAAGAATTGGAGTTAAAAAGAAGATGAGATTTAAAGACTTCATAAAAGAATCTATTATTGATATACCAAGAAGAACTTATGCACCTGGTGTGTTTGATAATGCAGACACAAAAGAACCTAAGATTAAAAGTGAAATTATTGGTATGATAATGAAACAGTTTACAGAATTCAAAAAAGAATATCCTATATTAGATTATTCTTTAATAGGTTCTATCTTAACAAAAAGATATAGAGATGACGCAGATTTAGATATTAATGTATTGTTTGATGTACCAAAAGAAAAACAAGAAGAAGAAAGAGTCAGACTTTCTAAAAAATATTTGTCTGCTTCCAATCCAGATAATATACAAGGTAAGTTAATACCAGGTACAAAGCATCCTATTAATTATTATTTCATAACAGATAAAAAAACTTATGATGATCAAAATAAAAAAGCAGACGCTGTGTTTGATATAGGTAAAAACAAATTTATAAAACGACCT